ATCTTCGTGCTTGATTCCGAGATAGGGGAACCCACGGTACCTTCAGCAGCCTGATTAAGGTTTGCTGCAAGCAGTGCATAGGTGTAGAACTGAATCTGGTTACCCTGACGCAGAGGAAGCGGACGTTGCTTTGTCATGCTTAAAAAGGGCGTCTGGGCTTTGAGGTTGGGGACTGCTTCGCGTTCGTCACTGTGTTTTTGAGCACCGAGATCACCCTCGGGCTGCGCCTGCCATCGCTGACAGGATCGGACTCTATCTTCAGTCCATTTTCCGGACTGTTCGGCGTATTAGTCTCTACGGGTTCCCGAAATCCTCGGGCCTTCCCTCGGGATTGTCTACTAGAGAGTTCCCCCGAAATAGCCGAATTTTGCTTCACCAAGAAGTTTAGTGAATTGCCACTAAGTTGGGAAGCGCCCCGCTCGTTACGATACTAGCTGGGGAATAACTCATTTGAGTCATCCTTTGTTGGTTATTTAAGAGCGCCGGGCCTTTGCTTTAAGTCTGAGAGAGGCTCTCAGCAATTCGCTGAGTTGACTATCAGACATATTCTCCAGGTCCTCGTCTGTGGGCGCAGTCGGATTTTGAGGCTGTGCGACAGGTGTTATATCGCTTGCCTGAATTCCTAGTGCCGCTCGCGGGCGCGTCTCCGTCTTCACAATCCGTGGAGCAGAAGTCGCTGGCGCAGGTTGAGGTGCCGGTGTTACTGATGGAACCTCTACCGGCGGAGGTGGTTTGGGAAGTCTTGGCTTGACTAACTTACCGTCTTCTGTCAAGTCCTCGAAAGCTTCCTCAAGGTTTTCAACGGTGTAGTTACCGGTGGCCCAGATTTCTTGGAAAATTTCCTGGGAGTTCCCATCGTTGGCTATTTTGTTGAGTTTGAATTTGGCCAACCATTTGACCAATTCAGAAAAATTGTGGTACTCGGGGTCCGCGTAATAATCGGGATTGCGGTTAGCGAACTCGCGGCTGATGGCTTCTGTTTCTAAGCTCATGCTGGCTTGGTCGCCACGTTGCGCTTTGCCTACCAACTCTTCGAGAGTCGTATTTGTCCGCTTCTTAATCAGCATATCGAAGGCGGCGGCGGGATCAGATTCCCACAACGTCTTGATCTCGAAGGTCTCATCCGCCGTTAACTGGCGGACAGCGGGTTGCGGTACTTGTTGAACCGGCTTCGGGGGAGCCGCTGCGGTCAGCTTGACCTTCTTGTTCAACTCCCGAATCTTCTTAGTGGCTTCGAGCTTGCCCTTCAGGGCGTTGACTAATAGCTCGTCTTTGTTCTTACCCCAGAAGACCTCGGGGTTGGCCCCGGTCCCAGGATCGAGTACGGCTTTCCACTGTCCCTTTTCCCGGGTGCGGGTAATCGTCGCCCCTTCCCCAACATCGAAGACCTCGGGGCCCTCGGGTTCGGGCGCGGGCTCGACCGGAACTACGGAGGCGGGCGGAGTTTCAACTTCCTCGTCACTCGGTGCCGGAGGCCCGGTGATGATCTCGGGCTGAAGAACCGGGTGCTCATCCAACAACAGGTCCGGGTCAAGTTCGTCTGCTTTGGTCATGCCGAAATCTACTGTTCCGGCGAAAGGGTCTGGCGATCCATCAGCGTTCAGAAGCCATTGGTCAATTACAGGGGTTTTTGCCATTACATTCTCCTACTCACAATCCGTGAGAGCGGGTTTGGTTTGTGATGTTTAATTCTTCGGTACTAGGGTTATCTTATACCCCAAGGGATCGATCAATTTGTCCCATCGCCGCTTTTACGTCCAGCGACTTGCGGACGCCAAAAATATATGCCTTGAGTTCTTCCGAAGGATTGATCGTCGCGTTGACTGCGTTCGCAATATCCTGTTGGAAGTAGTTGAAAACGTCGTTGGTTGCTGACGCGGCGGCGTGTGCCTGAGATACGTTCGGGTCTCCCGGTGGTAGCGCGATCAGAGCATCTCGCGCTTTGTCTCGGTAGTCCTGAAGCGTCTGAACGACGATCTCCCACTCGGGGCTATTGACCAACAGTTTGAGTCTGCGGCCTTTTTCGTAGAGTTCGAGTTGCTGTTCGAGTTGGTCGTAATCCGGTTCGGGCTCGGACAACCCGTAGATGTTTTCATCCATTGTCGCCCCCGATTAACGCGTCGAGATCGACGACCCGTATGGGTTTCGGTCTTTGAGCCGGGGCTACTCGAATTTTGCCCGAGGCATTGATGATCTTTTGCAGTTCTTCGTTCGACAGGTTGTCATACTCAGTCGGTTTGTAACCTAGAGATTCGGAGTTTGGTTTTGGTTGATAGAAGCCGCCCATTATTCATCCTCCCAATCGTCCCCATCACAGGGTTCGGAGTCATCTCCTCTTTCTTTTCTACGAAGTTCTCGGACGCCCTCGAACAAGTCTTCGATTTCTTTGTCGGGGAGTGCGTCTATTCCTTCGGCAGGAATAGCGTAGGTTCCGTATTTGAGTCTTTCTTCCTCCAGTTTTGCGTAGAGTTCATCTTGCAAATAACAAGGAGCATAGTCCTCTTGTTCGGCATCACTTCCAATCCACAAACCGCTTCCTGAACCATTAAATCCGAGTCTCTGTCCGGCGGCAGATATTTGATTGAACGACTTCTTCTTGCGCCATTCTAGGTAGTCGGCGTCTTTTGGCCAGAATTGGCGTTGACAGTTTGTGCAAATTCCTACTGTTACTCCAATATCAGTAACGTGCCAAACTATGCTCGTAAGATCGATACATTGTTCACTTAGGGAGGAAGAGCCAGCACGGTGCGGGCAGTTATCTTGCTCTATCTTTTTGGCTGCTTCTATCTGCTTTCTCAGCCGACGAGAATTTTCACGGTATATACGTTCGTTCTCTAGTCTTGCAAACCAGTCAACAAATCGCTTCCAATCGATAAGGCGGTCCAGTTGATACTTAATATAACTGGAAACTATTCGAAACCACTTTTTCATTCTGACTCCTCAGCGGAAATCCTCCGCGACGGGGTTGTTTAGTTGTTGTCCATTTTCCGGACAAGGCTACAGCACTGATCCGAAGCCCTGTCCGCTGGTGTTTGGTTCGCCGGTTATTTCTTCCGGCTCTACCGATTTCTTGAAGCCTTCTCTCAAAACGTCCCGAGCGGCACGAGCTATGTTCTCGTTATCGGCCTGAGTTTCCTGAGCCGCTGCTTTTTGAGCTTGAAGAGCCTGCTGTTGCTGGAACTTCTGTTGCATCATCCCGCCCTGGCTTTGCTGTTGCTGACGTTGCAAGTCCTGCGGAGTCATGGGAACGATTACGTCGTTCTGATTTTTCCATTCCGAGCTTTCGAACCACATGTGGACGATCTCGTTCACATCCACTTTCTTGCCTTCGAGGGCAAGCTGCTCCACGACAGCGGGGCTGGAGAGGAACTGGCTTAGGAGCGGAAGACCTTGAGCCATATTGCGGCGAGTAGCCATCTTACTTCCGGCCAGGATGTCAAACTTGACCCTCGCGTTCAGGATGTCGATCAGATCGTTTCCGTTCGCTGTGTACTCACTCTTTAGCTCTTCGGACATTATGAATTCCAACTGGCTTAAAGGTAACATCGACCTATTCATTTCCTGCATATCGTACAGATAGGGAATGATGACCATAGTAGCCAGTTTATCCACGAACTCCGAGATCGGGGTATTTGATCCAGCCAGAATCCCTTGTGCCCCAGCCGAACTTCTAGCTAAGTTAGAGTGACCGCTGGCCCCGGCCTGGCCCATGCTCGTAATCGGGTTGTTACCCGATACCATGTCCACACGTTGCTGGGACATACCTAGCAGTTCACCAGCCTCGGGTACCGGGGCGGACCGCATGAGCGGCTCTAGGTCTCCCTTGTTGTCAACTTCTATGATCTTACCCGGGCCAATTCTTGTGCTCTGCGTCGGGATGGATTTTCCACGGACGCGCACCATCGGCATGTTCAGGTTCAGCGAGGCGTTGTCTACAACAAGATTTGTTATACCCGATTGTAGGCGCTGCTCTATACCGATTGTGTTGTGAGTCAGAATGCAGTCATCTGTTACATATAAATGGTCAGGAGAATCGACCATAATACACTGACACTGTTTCTTCTCAATCAACTCTACGGACTTGAAGGCCCTCGCCGGAGGATACTTAGTCCTTGGCTTGTAGTTTTCTACTTTCCTCTTCAAACGATAAGGGTTGAATGTCAGACCGATAGTCAAAGTAAATTGACGATCCGGTTGTTTTGCAATTCCGGTCCAAGTCTTTCCCATCCTTCTTTACGACGTTTGGTCGAGCTTTTTACTGATCCGCCTAGAGATTGAACAAGAAATATAACATCGTCTCGAAGACGCTCAGAAGTGGTATAGAATTGTCCGGCTCCATTTTTAAGCGCCGAACCATCTGTATCCAAAAGCCCCGCTAGTAGAGCCTTCCTTTGATCTATAGAAGCAAACTTATAAACATCGGGGATGAACTTGTGCCGTGCGGTGCAGTTGACCCCCAAGTCCCGCGTAGCCCTACGGATGACGTTATACTTGCCATCGAGGGAGGTAAACTTGTAGTCGTACTGCGATTGGGGAATTTTGTTTATCTGAGTATTTGGAGGAAGAACCTCTCGGATATAATCCAATAATTCTGGATCAGCCGTAGTGAACTTCGGCGTTTCGGTTGTGAGACCCCCATCGCCTAAAAGCAGACCCATCAAATAGGCGTCGAGCGGTTGTTCCCTGTGCTCAAACTCAATCGGTTTAACAATCGGTAAGAAGTACCGACTGTTGGTATTGATTTTGGACGTGAAGTTGTCCCAGAACGCTTGTAGCTCAAGAGTACTCTCTCTCCAACAAGGTTTCTGTTCCTTCCTGCTTCTAGTCCGGACGGTCCACAAGTGCTCTTTGCAGCACTCTGTCTTTGAACCATCGGAGAAGGTAACTCGATAAACGTCCTTCTCTCCTTGCGGAAAAATACCCGTAACTAGGTGCGGCTTTCCATCGGAGCCAATAACTTCGGTTCCAACTTGAACATCACCCATCGTAATCCACCCGCTAGGTGTCAGAATCTTAGCATCAAGAGGTTGCGACCGACCCAGCCCCATCGACCAGAACGCACCCGGAATGTCCCACCAGCCAACGGACAGGAACGGAATCTTCCCGTAGACATTCATGCCGTTGTAAATCACGGCTTTCTTCTGAAGGACTACGATGTAGGTTTTGTTGTCCCAGCGTTCGAGAACTTCCAGAGGTTTCTGTGTTGGGTCGGATGTGGTATCTTCCCAACGAGGATCGGCCTTAGCTTCCCACAACGGGTTGCGTCCGCCTTCTTCGTTTGTAGCGGCTTCTACCGGTTCTTGCGGGGGCATGAACAGGTCAAGTAGAACATCGCGTGAAGGGATATCATACCCGTCGCGGTCGCGCAGTTTGTCTAGGTCATCCCAGGTCATGTACCGGCGGCGAATGACGTACTTCGCCTTGCGGATATTCGGGACTTGCAACCCAGGATCAACCAATACTTCTCTCAGATTTACGATGTGCTCGAAGGTGGGCCGGTCTATGACCTCTTCTATAACTTCTTCTTCTAACTCATCGTCCGAAATAGATGTTGGCGGAGCGCCGGGAATCGTGCTCGGGATTTTGATCGTCGGATTCTTCCGCTTGATGATCTTCCGCTCGCGTGTGAACTTTTCCCAGCCCTCTTGAAACATCGCTGTTCCGTAGAGCAGGCAGTTCATCGAACCCAACCTCAACTCTTCTCTGAAATTGATGTCTTCGAGTTGATATTGAAGTAGGGCGGATACTGCACGAGCAGCTTGGGCGGTCGTTCCGCTTCTTTCCTGGATCATGAATGGCGGATTTTCATAAAACAAACCAGCTAGAGCCTGTGGGTTAATGCCATTTACAGCACAAGCCACGGTGAAGAAGCTGATGGAGGCCGCTTCAGACTGCGTGCCCGGCCAATATCTGGGAGACCAAGGACTGGAATAAAGAGTGGAAGCACTCTGCCACGCCATGCTCCAGGCACGAGTCTGCTCCCCGCCTTCTGCTTTTAGCGCATCCTGCACGCAAAGTGCGAGGGCTGCGGGGTCGCCGTAAGTCCCGGATTGAATAAAATGCCGAGCCTCTTCTTTTGTAATTTGTTCGTGCGGATTTCTTTGGGGCTCCGGAAGTACTGCCATTTATATTCCCTCGATCAGGATGTTAGGGTTGTCCGAAAAATGGATTAGTACTTGGTGTCCAGCATGGCATTAGGTGAGGTTTGCCCCGTGGACAAATCCACGGACCAATCGCACTTAACTGCTGTTGACGCGGTTCCGCCTTCGCCCTTAGACACGGACACCGGATACTCCTTGCCAGCTTCTCCCCAAACTGATGGGGTGTTGGGGCCGCTATCAGCGGAGTGCCTCGGGCCTTCTTGATTCTGGGTTTGAGTTACGAGTTTACCGTCACCAGAGGAAGAGCCCTCGGGTCCAGAAGGTCCTACGCTTGGCCAGTCAGTTGCTTTTGCTTCACGCGGATTTTCGAGGTTCCCGCCGAGCGCGATAAGTTTTCCCATGTTGGAATCAGTGTTCATAATTTGCTCTCTTGAATTGAATTCGCGCTAGGCGCGGGTGCTGCTGTCGGAGCTAACGGGCTCCACTTTTCAAAAACTGATGGTCCTTTTGCTACAAGGGGCCTCGGTTGATATTGGCCCAGGCCGATAGTCGGAAACCCGGAAGGCAGTCCATTATTCGGACTAGGAACCGGCGAGGTGTATCCATTGGGCCGCTCTACTCGGACGTGGGGCTGATAGGTGAACCCGGCCAGTTCATAAGTCCCCGTGTTCTTGTTGTCAGATTGTTGTGGCATCTTGCTGACCAGCCTTTGACCCGGGTTTGCTCGCCACTGCCCCGGCTGCGAGGGGTCGCCTTTGTACTCAGCTACAACCTGATCTTGGTCATCGAAGATTCTGATTTCTAGTCTCATCCAAAAATCCCGACCCCGAGCACGTTGTCTAACCCGTATGGGTTTTCTGCCTTGGTGTCTTGTTCGGGAATCCAATCATCGAAAGAAACAGGGATCGGATTCGGTGCGTCAATAGCAACCAACCTGCCGTCTTCTCCCAGCGAGTATCTTGTCGGCTGCGTCCGCGTGTAGGGGGTTATAGACCCATCTTCTCCCAGGGTGAATACCGAGCCATCGTTGGGACTGAATCCTTCGTTGTAGATGTCTCCCCAACCCTGTCTATCTACCACGTAGAACATATCCGTTTTATTCTCGACCATAGCTTGGGTGGCTTGAGGAGCGTACATTGGTTGATAACCGAGGTTGTCTGGAATGTCGTCGTGGTGATGAGAAGAAAGGCAGCGTATAAATTCTTCGTAAAGAACATCCAGAGTCGGGTACTTTGGTTCCATGCAGAAGCTGGCAAACTTCATTCGACCTTCTTCTATCCACGGGATTAAGCTACCCATTCGAATGCGCTTGGCATCAAACTGATTGCTTGGGGTCACCCATTGGATATGCGTGCAAACCGCGATAATGTGGGAATCTTGAGTTTTGTACGCTTCTGCGTGTATAGCCGGTTCGAGGTTCTTTGACCCGCCCGCATCTTCAATGCCGAGAACAAACGGACGTTCTTCCGCCACCATTTGAACAATAGCCTGAGCGGCGGTAAAGGGGTTGAACCGGTCCCGAATGAGCTTCCGGACGTATCCTACGGTTTTGCGGAATCCAGTTTTCTTTCCTTGGGGGTCACAAACCTCTTCTTCTCCCCACATAACTGAGCTTCCGACGCAGTAATCGGTACCCTTCTTTTGGCTGAAACTCAGGTCCCAAAACTGGGAAACCGGCCCGGAGCGTGGGAGCATATTGAAAGGAATGGTCGCTTTGATGAGAGAAATTCTGTCGAACCCTCTTTGGCTTGATACTCTGGGGTTCTGATTTAGCTGCCCCTCGAAGACCTTCTCGTTGTTGGCGAACTCGCCCATTAGCCACGGGTACGGTTGCTTTGTCGGAAGGAGAAGTATGCAACCGTCTTCTCCCGCCTCAATGTAGTTTACCGGCCTGCCTTCTCTGCGTAGTCTTTCTTCTACTTCTGGTTTTATCTGGCAGGCTTTGCCGATCAGAATGTCTATGTTGTAAGTCTTGTTCCGAGTCAGCGTCCAACCTGTTCCGGATACGGTTTCAATATCTCCCGTTGTCAGATACTTCTCAAGAAGAACGCCGTAGTGGTCTTCCTCGGCATACCTGGTCCCGACATAATCTTTGTAGAAGCCGCCGGGCATCAATAGCTTCTCGGCGAGGAACAACTTCTCGGAGACCGAAGTGCATTGTTCGAGGGTCTCGGTATTCTTATCCGAAACCGCATCATCCGCCTTGATGACTTCGAAACGCCATCCGGCCTTGGTCTTTCCTACCGAAGAGGCGCGGACAGTGGGTTCCTTACGACCCGTTTTCTTTGCTTTGTAAACCGGGGTAGTGAAGATGTTTCCCGCTCCCATGTCCTTGCGTAAGCAACAGTGTTCGGGGAAGAACAAATTCATCAGAGATGGTGAGTCTTCTCTGAGTGTAAAGAAGCCCTTGATTTCGCTGATAAAACCGACAGACAGGCTAGCCTCGCCGGTCAGAAACAAAATTCTGATGGACGGGTAGGCCAGCACCCATTGAACCGTGTCCACCGCATCATAGCTGGACTTTGCTCCGCCTCTGGGCCACAAAAGAAGTCTGGTTTTAACGGGGCTCGCATTAAGGAGGGTAACTGACGGGTCTTTCTTTACGAATAGGTCTGCAAATACATCGTACTGCGGGTCGAGGAATATATTTTCCGTAATCGGCAGTTCGCCGTTTTCACTTACGGACATCGCGTCCCACAAAAAATACTTGGCCAGCCACTTCAAGTCGGCAATACTGCGCCTGCGAACCTCGATTCCCAGGTTCGTGTTGGGGATATGATCGGCCCCCAACTTCGCCATGTTGACGAGGTCTTCGCGGATGTCTTGCAGTAAGTCGTACAATTCGGAGTTGGGAATTTCTTTCCAACCGCCATGTTGCAAAACCAGAGCATCAATTTTTTCGGAAGCACCCATTATTTCTTCTTGGACCTTTTTGCCTGACCAGACTCGCTAAGGGCAATCGCAATCGCTTGTTTTTGGCCGGTCACTTTCGGGCCCTTCTTAGACCCGGAATGCAAACTCCCAGATTTCCATTCGTCCATCACGGTTTTAACTGCGGCTTTCTTTCCTGCTTTTGTCGTAGGCTTTTTAACGGGCATCTGGTACTCCGTGTTCTGTCGCTAGGTCATCGAGGAGCAATTTGGCCAGTTGGGCCTTATTCTCCTCCTCGGCAGCGACCGCTTTGTATCCATTCAATCGGGAGTTATTGGCGGCGCGTAGGAACTCCGTCCGCGTCTGCGTGAGGTAGAATCGAAGTCTCTCTATTGATTCAGTCGTCATAGATTAGGGCACTACTGGTGACCATTTTACTGCGCCTTGGGCTCCTATGAGAAGCCAAGGATAGGTTGCTTTCCAGCCGCGAACCCAGGGATTCTTGGACGGGTGAAGGTAGCTATCGGTGGCTTTTGTTTCGACAGCATCCCCGGTTTGCAGCATGTGCTCCCCCGTTCCAGTGATCGCTACAAAATTGGCGCTCAAAGGTCCGAGGTTGTCTACGAAATTCTGAAGGGCCTTCCGTTTGAGCAGAGCATCTAAATCAGAGGCGTCGGAGTTTCCAGTTTTGGCCAGGGTGTCGAAGTCCGTGAAGAGAGTGGCTTCTTGGGTATCCAGAGTGGACAAATTCTTGTCCTCGTGGTTAGCTGCTATCTCTATCTGCCCGAAGGTACCTCTTACGGTTCCGAGGGTTTTATTGATATCCGCGAGAGTCCCGCAAGGTCCTGGGACGCAGGGCTTATTCAATTCTCCGAAGGTTTGATTTGCACCATTGGTTACCGCTTGCAGGCTACTAGCCGCGTTAGTAAAGGCGACCCCCACTTGGTCTGTTGCGGTGTTTACGTGCGCAATCGCCGCGTTAGCTGCGGAAATTGTCGCTGATGCTTGGCTCGCCAGGTCCTTCTCGACCCGGGCCGTGACCCATAGCAGGTACGACCCGAAGCCGAGAAAGACAATCAGAGCAACAAGCGCCGCAGATTTTAACCAAGTGAGAATCATTCAGAGTCCATTTTCCGGACAAACTACTTTGCTGGGGCCGCTGTGAGTGCCGTGGACAATGATCCGAGTTCGGTAACAACCTTGGTCACTGTTGCAACGCTGTTCGGGTTGGTAATATGCCCAGCGGTAAGCAGGGCACCGAGGTTATTTTCGACACTCGATACTACGCTGGCGATGGAGGGGGTAGCTCCGAAGTCGTAGATCAGTCCGCTTGCCGCAGTCAAACCAGCCTGGGCGTCGGCTATGATCTTTCCAACAAGAGCACCAGCAGGAGCCCCGGCTTCGGCAGTAACCACTGTCTGAAGGGCAGGACCTGCATACTTGAGGACGGAGGCGGCAACTTGCTCGATAGCGGGGGCCTTACCCACCAAAGCCGCCAATTCTTTCTCGGCCCATGCGCCGAATGTATGAAGCGTTGACAAAAAACTCATTTGAATCTCCTTGGTTATTTGGTTGGGGCCGGAATGGTTACCGGCGGAATAGGGTTTTGATCTTTGGCAGGGTCCGGCCCACTCGTAAAAGTGGAGTCTTCGATCTTGGAACTACCGGGGGTTTGCTCTGAAGTCTGAATATGCTGAGTAACCGGTTGACCAGTCTTGAGTGACCAGAACCCGGTAGCCCAATCATAAAAGAAATTCCAGAGTACCTGCCACCATCTGTTGACAATCTTGAACCTACGAATTGCCGCAAGAAAAGAACTGATGACCATTGTCATCAACACGGTATCGTGGACTTTTGGATCACCTACGAATGATACGAAGCCGTCCATGTTCTCTCCTTCCTATCACATTCCTGGGGGTGGAGGCGCTCCGGCTCCTGCTGCGGGGGGCCCTGCTTGCGCAGCGGCTGCGTTGGGGTCCGGGGCTTGTGGGGCCGGACTGTTGTCGGTGTTCTGTTGAATATGCTGAAGCAAGGCGTCCTGATCTGGCATCACGTGCTCTTCGGGGTCGGGTGTCATCCCGTTCTCGTCGGGCAACTCGTGATGCGTCACAATGTGCCCACCAGACTTGCCTTTACGGATTCGGATTTCGTGGGGGTGATGCTTGCTTCCCTTCGACTTCGACTTACCCTTACCACCAAGAACAGCCTTGGAGCGGGAACTAGCGTGAGATTTTTCAGCCATGATTTCGGCCTTCCTGTCCGGAAAACGGACGGTTACTTCTTTTTAGTGAGGGCCTTCAAGGCGCTCTGGACTTTGGCGGGAGAGTCCGACTTGATCTTGACTTTAATGGATGTCTTCCCGCTTGCTGGCTTAGACTTTGATTTGACAGTCATGTGTTTCTCCTAAATTTGTTATTTCACTGTTATCCCGGGCCCCATATACACGCCGGTCGAGACGGTGAGCGTGTAGCTTCCCGAAGGGCCGCTGCCATACTCGACTCCACCCATCGATGGCGGACTAGGCCGGGTAGCTCCGTAGTAATCCGTGGTCAGCCCAGAGACTGCCGTCCCGCTGCCTTTCGCGGGCGAACTT